GAACACGTAGGTGTCATGGTAGGGTTGTGGTTGTGAGTTGGCGTTTGACGACAGTCCAGTTGTGGGGCAAGCCCTCTTCCTTGTCTGCCATTTGGCAAACGTGCAAGTCGTACATCGCCATTGCTTTGTCGGTGAATACATCCGTCACCGTACCATCGCACAAGAGAACATACACGTATGTCTCAGGCTCAGGCGTTGGCTGGGTTGTATTGCGCATCGCCTCGCGGATGGAGGGATGGATGTTGTTGTCGTCGACGAGCTGACGAATAAGTGTGTTGATGTCTTTGAACTGTCCCATAACTATCTCCTGACTGAATAAAAACTGAATTGGATTTCACGATACCCTGAATCGGTAGTCGATCATTGTGTTGAGTTACTCCCCGACACAGATTCAATTGTACCATAACTTTACATATAAACAAAGTGTTTCGGGTAACTTTGTTGAGTCATAGGTCTAGCGTTAAAGGCTCTTGCGGTATGACATGTATCTCATAGCCGAGCTTCTGAATACACCTGAGAGTTACCTCAGTCAGAGTCTTTGTGCCCGCGATACTGGCAAACACTTTGGCATGGTCGCATACAGGGTAAACAACTCTCTTACCATACACATCCATCACGCGCACATGGATCGCAGAACACTGCTGTTGGTCTGTCATTTTGTTTCTCCCAATTCAATTAAGTCATGCACTTCCATCTCACCGCTTATGCTGTCACCCATCGGGTTTGCGCGGTCGTACATGAGTAACTCGGCTTCCTCTTTTGTGTCAGCCAGTACTGTGATTTCTTCCTGATATGTGGTTATCACCACACCTTTCCATGCTTTCATTTCATTACTCCTTCATCCATCAATTCGTGCCATGTTGGGAAACGCTTGTGCGTGTCGTAGAAGTGCCATGGGTCACAGATAAAGCATCCCTCCTCGTAGGTACGGCAACGCTTAGTCTGACTCAGGCGTAAGAAGCTGAACGAACCATTGGATTGGTACTTGCTCTTTGCCCTGCGCTTGCGTATGTCTCTTACTTTCATCTGACTATCTCCACAATTAAAGTTAGTTTGTTGAACATGTCGGCGTCAATCTCTTGCCAACGCCCCGCACTTGTCATGCGATCACCGAAGTCATACATGCTGACTGTGCCGTCGCCCGCTTGTGAGGCATCGCCCCAAAAGTCTGAAGCGACTTTATCTAGGTATTCATCGGGGTGTGAATCGGTCTTGAACTTAATCATCGTACTGACCATGCTTTCACCGAAGTAAGTCTCGACTTCACCAATGTAGTATTTCATTACGCTACCTCTACTAGTTCGTTAGATTTGAAATGGAAAGTCCGCATGTACTGGACAAGTACTGCCGTACGTGTTGATACCTTTGTGCAGAAGTTTCCGTTGCTGATGAATGATGCACCGACTGGCACATCTTTGAATTCAATCTTCATGTTGTTTCCCTTGTAATTTGTTCAGAGGATGTTGTAGCCCTTGAGCCAACGTCTTGTGTCTTTGCCCATACTGACAACTGTTAGACCCTCGTACTCGTTGTCGATGTCGTTGAACTCAATATGTGAGTGGATGTCCATGTCGGGGTCGACTGTGTTTGTGCAGAGATAGTCTCTGTCGTTCAGGGGGTCGTGAATCGCTAACCAGTCGGACACGATTGCATCGGTGTCGATGGGCGTTTTGGCAATGGGTTGAACCTTTGGGGTTGTAATGCGCAATGCTTTACGCAGGGCGCGGGGGTAGTGGGCGAGCATCTCGCGTTGCACTTTGGCGGCAATCGCGGGGGATGTTACGAACTTAGCTTTCATGATAACTCCTACTAAATTGAACTGAATGTTGAACTGAATTTCACCTACCCCTGAATCGGTAGGTGGTCTCTGAGGCAGGATATTCCCCGACTCAGATTCAATTGTAACATAACTTTACTTATAAACATAGGGGTGTGGGGTGACTTTGTTGAGGTGCAGGGCTTGGGGCGTAGTGTACAGGGATTGGAATTGGATATGTACAGTTAGACTTTTTGGGGGGTTATTGGAACGGGTTTTTGGAACAAATTAGGGGTGATTGGAATCTGAAAAAGTAGTACTAAGGTTATGAAATAAATACTAAGAGTACAGTAGTAGTAGTAGTAAAAAAAAAAAAAATTATATTTATTCCAAAATTCCAAGATTCCAGCGTTTTGCAGGGACGGCGGGCAAAATGAGAAAAAGAGTGAATTTGCTGTTTTGTGGGATATTGCGCTTGCTAACGCAGTCAAGCGTTCACAAATCATTTGCCCAACCAGCTTTGTCCTTTTGAAAAACTGGAATTTTGGAATATTCACAGGTTATCCACAGGTTATACACGAAATTCTCTTTATAAATCAACGACTTAGCAAAGTTCCAATTTTGTGTTCCAAATTGGAACAACTTTACATAAGAGGCAAATACTGGAATTCCAAATTGGAATTTGCTTTTTGTTCAGATTCCAAGATTCCAATTAGCGATTCCAAGATTCCAACTGAGCTGGAACGTTGGAACAAATTTCACGCACCCCTGAAACGGTAGTTGATCGCCTTGGCTCGCTCACGCACGCGGGGACACATAACTGGTATCAAATGCACCGCCAGCCGAAACTGACGGTGCATAGTCTGCTTATTTCAAAGCATTGTTAAACGCATCGATTGCTTGGCGCAATTTGACCTCGTTTGGTGCAGTTGTGTCGCCTCGGGCAATGGCAGTCTTTGCTCGGGCTTTCATTGTGGTAAACAACTCTTTGGCGAAATCCTCGAATTGTTTTGTAGGTGCTTTGACCTTTGGCTTTCCCTCGTTCTCAACTCTGCGCACGGCAACTTTGAGGTCTGCCATACGATTAGAGCAATATTTGTTAAAGTTATCACGCACGGCCTTGATGACACCGTGCTTGATCGGGTCTGCCTCTTTGAGTTGACCAAAGGCTTGTTGTGAGTAAGACAAGCAATAGTCGATGCTATTGTTGAAACCTCCCTTGGGGTTTGGTTTCCATTCATTGTCGAATGTAGTGGCAGGGTTTAATTCCTGCCATCTCAAAGCCCATCCGAGGCGCAGTTGAGTTTTGACCTCATCTGGTTGTGATTCGCAGAATGTAGGGCACTGCGCATAAACAAAACGAGCAATGGTTGCCATTGTCTCGCTAGACTTTGCCGATTGATATGCGGCATCTTTGAACGATGAGACGATTGTCTCTTGGGGTTTTGTTGCTTTGCTCATGGTATCTCCAAGTAAGCGTTAATCCAGACAACACCGTGTCATCTGGTGATTAAGTTATACCCGATACAAGACACATAAGTACAGTTTCAGCGAGGTCTGAATCGGTAAACGATCGGCTTGCCCACACGCAAGCACGCGCGACGACAAATAACTGGTATCAAAAGCTACAGGCGAAAAAAAAACCTAGCCAACCTTTCGGCTGACTAGGTTCGGTGCAATGTTACTTGCTTAGAGTGTTATGGAAGGCATCGATCGCCATTCTCAATTTGACTTCATCAGGGGCTGAATCGTCACCCCTTGCTTTCGCTGTCTTAGCTCTAGCCTTGACTGACTTGAATGTTTCATCGATGTACTGAATGAAACCCTTGGTAGGTGCTTTCACTTTAGGCTTGCCTTCGTTCTCTACCTTACGAACAGCCGTTTTCAGGTCAGCCATTCGGTTAGAAGCATACTTATTGAAGGCATCGCGGATACCCTTGATAACGCCATGCTTGACTGGGTCAGCTTCTTTTAACTGACCGAAGGCTTGCTGACTGTAGCTGAAGCAAACGTCAACAGTCATTACATACGCACCGTTCTCTACTGGAACCCAACTATCGTTATAGCTGACAGCGGGGTTCAGTTCTTGCCAACGAAGTGCCCAACCTGCGCGAAGTTGGGTTTTGACTTCATCGCTAACTTCATTAGTGAAGTTGGGACATTGTGAATAGACATAGCGGGCAACGCTATCCTTGCGTTCATCGCTGATCGCTGACTGATAACCCGCGTCCTTCATTGAAGTGACGTTGACAGAACCCAATGAAGGGACGGCTTGGTTTTTTGCTTTAGACATAATATCTCCTAATAAAGCAAGGTTGAATATCAGGCAAACCGAACTGTCTACCTGATGTAATAGTTATAGCTGACCCTAGGTCTTAAAGTAAAGTTTCAGCGGGGTCTGAACCGCTAGGTGATCCGCTTGACTCGCGCACGCTAAACGCCCGCGACGACAAATAACTGGTATCAATTCTCGGGGCACAAAAAAAGAGGAGACCGAAGTCTCCTCTCTCATTACAGATCCAACAACATCTGTGGTGTCCAGTACTTGTTGACTAACACTTGAGCTGGGTAACCTTCAATGCCACCACAGATCGACAAGCCAATAAAAATCATTTGCTTACTTGAGCGCCCATGATCATCAGCCAGAGCTTTGGTAACTTTCTTGAAGTGCTTTGCGCCCCAGAAGTCTTTGATGTCCTTTAACGCTTTGGCTTCAGCTTTGGCATCAGTTGTGTCGTATGAAATTTCGTAGTGCATGTTTCTCTCCTTAGTTAAGTTGTTCGTGTCTGTTCAACAGTTGATGGATGTCACAGCTTGGATCACCCATTAGCTTGGTCTCGCTGATCAGCTTCTCGTCAGACCATCCTGAGATGTCAATCCAAGCAGGGCGCGTCGCGTACACATCCAAACAAGTTGTCCAGAAGTCACGCTCAAGTTGCTGGCGCTTTTCAATCGATGCGTTGATCTTGTCACGCAGAATTTCACCTAATGTTTTCATGTCACTCTCCTTGGTTTAAATAGAACGCAACCTTGCGGCTGATATAGAACGGCTTCTTGAATGATGCAAAGAAGTACCCGACGCGAATCTGATTACCGACTCGCACATGCATTGAATAGAACATAGTCTCTCCTTAGTTAAAGAAGAGGGGCCGAAGCCCCTCGGTTTACCACTGGCCGCGTGCCGCGACTAGCTTGCCCCTGATGCCGATCAACACTGTCGTGTTGTCGGTACGATACTGAGCTGACCAGCTCAGCGCTTCGTCCATCGTGCGTCCGTAGTGAACACACAACTTATCTTCCCACTGCACTATCACTTTGTAGTGCGTCAACCAAACCCATAATGCTTTTAACATTTAGTCTCTCCTGTTACAGCACAGCACTATTGCTCTGCATGGTTCTGTTATAGCTGACCCTGTATGGAAAAGTAAAGTTCTGGCGGGTCGAACCCACCCATACCGGCCCCCCACTTGGGGCTTTGGGACTCCCGTGTTCCCCTATACTCTAAGACTTACACAAACCACCACGTATTTATCTAACCATTTCTAAATTTCTAGCCGCGCTGACCCCACCCCCTCAATATAGGAACACCCCCCGGGTAGGATTCCTACCACCCTTTACAAATTTGTGGTATATTTATTTTGTTGGGGCAACTGTGCATAGCTTCTTGCTTGCGGACGACGGCCAACCCAACACTTTTATAGGAGTGCGATTCCCTCTTATGCAGATGATGCCTAATGTCGACGCGGATATTCCGCTACCAGCTTCAGCCACCGAGGCTATGCCCCCTCTTTCCCCAAAGGAAGAGATTGAGATGCGTGCTCGCACGGTCAAAATGATCTCTGATTTGAACGGAACACCAATTGAACCCAGCCCTGAGAACCGAGGCCAAGCCCTTGAGTTGATGGAAAAGGTCGTTGCTAATAAAACAACACCTGATTTAGCTACCTATCCTAACGAAACCATTGCATATCTTGCCGGTATGGTGGCTGAGTACGACCACATGATCGTGCGGGAGCTGGCAGACTTCAAGTTGTATGTGGTAAACAAGCTTGTTGCCGAAACAGAGAACCCAAACAGTACTGTCAGGCTTGGTGCAATCAAGGCATTGGGTGATGTTGACGGTGTTGATGCATTTAAGAAGCGCACTGAGGTCACTCACAAGCAGCAATCCCTTGAAGAAGTGGAAAAAGAACTGCTTGAGACGCTTGCTAAGCTAGAAAAACGCACAATTGATGTACAGGCCAAGGTAATACGCAGTGAAGATAACGCCTGAACAGCTAAAAGCCATCAAAGACGCGCTTCCAACGATGCCGTTGGAGCAAAAAATCCATACTTTGGAGCTTTTGAGGACGTACGACAGTGAATCTGTGCAGGAAGTGGGTAAAGATGACTTCTTAACCTTCATTGACCACGTATATCCGGGCTATAAAGTGGGTCCACACCACAAAAGACTGGCCAAAATCTTTGAAGATATAGCCAACGGCAAGAAAAGACGGGTTATTGTGAATATTGCCCCCCGTCACGGCAAGTCTGAGATGATTTCTTACCTTGCACCAGCGTGGTTTCTAGGTAAATACCCTAATAAAAAGATCATTATGGCCTCCCACACTGCCGATTTGGCGGTGAATTTTGGCCGTAGAGTGCGTAATTTGGTGGGTTCTGAGGCTTATCGGGACGTGTTTCCGCAGATCGAATTGCAAGCTGACAGTAAGTCTGCGTCACGTTGGGGTACAAATTTCAACGGAGAATACTTTGCTATTGGTGTCGGAGGTGCTCTTGCTGGTCGTGGCGCTGATTTATTTATCATTGACGACCCTCATTCTGAACAAGAAGCTAAGACTGGGCGACCGGACGTTTTCCTTCCTGCTTGGGAGTGGTTTCAGTCTGGCCCTTTGCAGCGTCTTATGCCGGGTGGCTCTATCATTATAGTGATGACAAGGTGGTCAAAACTTGACTTGACCGGAATGATCGTGAACCAGATGGGCCGCGAGGAAGATGTGGACCAGTGGGAGATTGTTGAGTTTCCTGCCATATTGAATGACAAACCGCTGTGGGGTGAGTTCTGGTCTATTGAAGAATTGTTGGGTAAAAAAGCGGGTATGGACCCACGGTACTGGCAGGCCCAGTACATGCAGAACCCCGTCTCTGAGGAAGGCGCTCTTATTAAGCGTGAATGGTGGCAGATTTGGGAAAAGGACGACCCGCCTCAGTGCGAGTTTACGATTATGAGTCTTCACGCGGCGCAGGAATCTAACAACAGGGCTGACTACAACGCTCTGACTGTGTGGGGTGTGTTCTTTAACGAAGAGACAAACAACTACGCAATCATTTTGCTCAATTCAATCAAGAAGCGACTGGAGTACCCAGACCTTAAAGCCTTGGTGCTTGAGGAGTACAAAGAGTGGGAGCCTGATGTGTTTATTGTTGAGAAGAAGTCCAACGGTTCGGCGCTTTACCAAGAGTTTAGACGGATGGGCGTGCCTGTCGGAGAGTTTACTCCGGGTAAAGGACAAGATAAGATTGCAAGGGTGAACGCGGTTTCTGCACTGTTCCAAGGAGGAGTGGTGTTTGCACCGGACCGCAGATGGGCTAAAGAAGTTATTGAAGAATGTAACGACTTTCCGTCGGGTACAAATGATGACTTGGTTGACTCAACAACACTAGCGCTCATGCGGTTCAGACAAGGCGGGTTTATTCGCTTACCGAGCGACGAGCCTGAAGAAGAAAGATTTTTCCGCAGCAAGAAAGCTGCGTACTACTAAGGATAGATAATGGCTACGAATATGGTCCCCTCATTGTCACAAGCCCCGTTGGGTTTGGATGCGTTAGAAGATATGGGCGACATGCCCGCAATTGAAATCGAGATTGAGGATCCCGAGGGTGTTCGCATCGGACTAGACGGCATGGAGATTGACTTGATGCCCGACGAAGAGGGCGAAGACTTTGATGCCAATCTTGCCGAAGACATGGATAAGGGCGAGCTACAGAAAGTAGCTAGTGACATTATCGAGATGGTGGACGCAGACATTTCTAGTCGCAAGGACTGGGTTGAGATGTATGTCAAAGGTCTTGACGTTTTGGGGATGAAATATGAAGAGCGTACTGAACCGTGGAACGGTGCTTGCGGTGTTTTCTCAACGGTACTCACAGAAGCTGCTGTACGGTTCCAAAGCGAGACTATCATTGAAACGTTCCCTGCTCAGGGTCCGGTCAAAACCGAGATCGTCGGCGCAATTGATAAACTTAAAGAGCAGGCGGCTGAGCGTGTAAGAGATGACATGAACTATCAGCTCACCGAGGTGATGACTGAGTATCGCCCAGAACATGAGCGCATGTTGTACAACCTAGGTCTCGCGGGCGCGGCGTTCAAGAAAGTTTATTTTGACCCATCGCTTGATCGTCAGATTGCGATGTTCATCCCCGCTGAAGACATCATCATTCCTTACGGCGCATCGAGCGCGGCCACTGCTGAACGACTCACGCATGTGATGCGTAAGACCAAAAATGAGATGAAGAAGTTGCAGGTTGCAGGCTTCTACGTTGATGAAGATTTGGGTGAGCCTGTCTCGATCCACACAGATGTGGAAAAGAAGAAAGCCGAGGATCAGGGTTACTCACTGACGGACGATGACCGCTACCAAGTCTTGGAAGTGCACATCGACTACGACCTGCCCGGTTATGAAGATGAAGATGGTATCGCTCTGCCGTATATCATCACAATCGAGCGTGGCACAAACACAGTTCTGGCTATTCGCCGCAACTGGGAAGAAGATGACAAGCGCAAGTTAAAGCGCCAGCACTTTGTGCAGTACACATACGTCCCCGGTTTTGGTGCTTATGGTCTAGGTTTAATTCACCTGATCGGTGGCTACGCCCGTGCTGGTACGTCCCTGATTCGACAACTTGTTGATGCGGGCACACTGAGTAACTTGCCCGGCGGCCTTAAAGCACGCGGCTTGCGTATCAAGGGAGATGACACGCCGATCAACCCCGGTGAGTTCCGTGATGTAGACGTGCCGTCAGGTTCAGTGCGTGACAACATCATGCCCCTGCCGTACAAAGAGCCAAGTCAAGTTTTGGCGGGGTTGCTTGACCGCATAACAGAAGAAGGCCGTCGTCTGGGTTCTATTGCTGATATGAACATCAGCGATATGTCTGCTAACGCACCTGTCGGTACAACGCTAGCTCTCTTGGAGCGTCAGCTCAAGACAATGTCTGCAGTTCAGGCTCGTGTTCACTACAGCATGAAGCAAGAGTTTCAGCTCCTGCGTGACATCATTCGTGATCACACTCCACCAGAGTACAGCTTCGATCCAGTTGAAGGTGATAGAAAAGCGAAGCAAGCTGACTACGACATGGTGTCAGTGATTCCTGTCAGTGATCCCAACAGTGCAACGATGGCTCAGCGCATCATGCAGTATCAGGCTGTGATTCAGTTGGCGCAGCAAGCTCCGCAGATCTATGACTTGCCACAGTTGCACAGACAGATGATCGAGGTGCTTGGCATCAAGAACGCAGATAAGTTAGTGCCCATTGATGATGACCAGACCCCACGCGACCCCGTGTCGGAGAACATGTCGTTCCTGACTGGTAAGCCCACGAAGGCGTTTATACATCAGGACCACGATGCACACATCGCTGTTCATACCAGCATGATGCAGGACCCCATGATCATGGGTCAGATTGGTCAAAGTCCCATGGCTCAGCAGATGCAGGGCGCGATCATGGCTCACGTCGCTGAACACTTGGCGTTTTCATATCGTCAGAAAGTTCAGGAGCAGTTGGGCGCAACACTACCTGCACCAGATGCACAGCTTGATAACGACGTTGAAGTACAAGTTTCTAAACTTGTGGCGCAGGCGTCTATGCAGCTCCTCGCGATGGACAAAGCCAAAGCAGCTCAGCAGCAAGCGATGGCGCAGGCCCAAGATCCGATCATTCAGATGCAGCAGGCTGAATTGCAGATCAAGAAACAAGAAGCTGACATCAAGGCGCTCAAGGTCAAGGGTGATCTACAACTTAAAGCGGAAGAACTTTCTCTTAAAGCACAAGAAAGCGCAGCTAGGTCTGGTGAAGATCCACAGATGGCCGCGATGCGTCTACAGCAGGAGATTGCTCAAGCCCAAGAGTTGCACGGCTTAGAGATGGCGGCTAAACGGGCGGAGCTAGAGCAAGCGCAAGCTCAGCAACAACAACAGATGATGATGCAGCAACAGATGCACCAGCAGAAGATGGCTCATGGCGGGCAGGTCCATGCACAGAAACTAATGCAGACAAACAAACCTACGAAAAAGGATGAATGATGGCCAATATGCTTGAAGTGTTGAACGGTAAGCTTGAGGAACACGTCAAGCAGTTGGTTGAAGTTGTCAGTGCTGGTGGAGCTAAATCCCACGAGCACTACAAAGAACTGTGCGGGACTATCCGAGGTCTGCAAACCGCGCAGTATGAACTTGCTGACCTCGTGCGAAAAACTAAGGAATATGAAGATGGATAAATTTGATGTCAGTGCGGTTGATCTAAGCGGTGTGCTCAACACCTCCGCTGAAGAAAAAGCCAAACAAGTGCCTGATCCAGCGACGTACCACTTGCTGTGTATGTTGCCCAAGGCAGAGGAAGAATTGAGCGAGTCTGGGATTATTAAATCTGCGCAGATGATGTACAACGAGGAGCTTCTTTCCCCCGTGTTGTTTGTTGCAAAGATTGGCCCTGATGCGTTCAAAGATGCTAGCCGTTTTCCGTCTGGCCCGAGCTGTAAAGTTGGCGACTTTGTGTTGGTTAGACCCAACACTGGCACCCGCATGAAAATTCATGGTACCGAATGGCGACTCATCAATGACGATTCCGTTCAGGCTGTTGTGCAAGACCCCCGTGGTATCCAACGCCCTACGTTCTAAGGAGTAGATCATGGCTGAAAAAGACGAATTTAAGTTCCCTGACGAAGCTGAAGCTAAAGACGCCAAGGCCGACGATAAAGTTGACTTTGAAGTTGAAGGTGAAAGCGAACCAGAAATTGAGGTTGTAGACGATACACCTCCTGAAGACCGTGGTCGCAAGCCCATGGCTGAACCTCCCAAAGAGGTAACGGACGAAGAGCTGGCCAAGTACGACGAGAGCGTACAAAAGCGTATTAAGCACTTTACCAAAGGTTATCACGAAGAACGTCGCGCAAAAGAAACGGCTGAACGTGAAAGAGAAGAGGCGCTTAAACTTGCGCAAACCGTGCTGGAAGAGAACAAAAAGCTCAAGGGTTCTGTTAACCAAAATCAAGCTGCGCTCTTGGAACAAGCTAAAAAAGTAGTGTCTAGCGAAGTAGAAAACGCTAAGCGCATGTACAAAGAAGCTTATGAATCTGGCGACTCTGATAAGTTAGTTGAGGCCCAAGAAGCCCTGACTATTGCGAAGATTCGTGCGGATAAAGTAAATAATTTTAAACCCACCCCTTTACAGGAAGAAGAAACTCCTGTACAAATCGCCCAACAGCCCACTAAAGCTGCGCCCGTTGATGAAAAACTACTTGCATGGCAAGACCAAAATCAGTGGTTTGGAAGCAACAAGCGAATGACAGCCTATGCCCTAGGCTTGCATGAAGACTTAGTGAGCGAAGGAATTCCGAGTGGCAGTGATGAATACTATCGACGTATCAACGCTGACATTAGGGAAAGATTCTCGGATCAGTTTGGAGCCGAAGAGTCCGTTGATGCGAAACCTCAACGCACTAAATCCAACGTAGTTGCACCTGCAACCCGTAGCACAGCGCCTAAAAAGATCGTGCTTACGCAGACACAGGTGAATCTCGCCAAGCGGCTGGGAGTTCCATTGGAGCTGTACGCCCGTAAGGTTGCTGAAGAAATGAGGAAATGAAAATGGAAAAATCTAACCGTATGACACGCGAACTTGATACACGCGAACAAGTGGAGCGTCCTAAACAATGGATGCCACCGCAACTTCTGCCCGATCCCAATCCGGAAGAGGGTTATGCGTTTCGCTGGATCAGGATTGCATCGTTGGGTAAAGACGATGCCACGAACATTTCTGGAAAGTTACGTGAAGGCTGGGAACCCGTCAGGGCTTCTGACCACCCCGAAATCCGTTTGTTTGGTTCTACCAATGGTAAGTTTCCAGACAGTATTGAAGTCGGCGGTCTGTTGCTTTGCAAAACACCTGTGGAATTTACAGGGCAACGTAATGATTACTACCGCAAACAAGCGGAAGCTCAAATGAACTCTGTAGACAACACCTACATGCGCGAAAATGACCCACGGATGCCTATGTTCAAAGAACGTAAGTCCACGGTTACTTTCGGTAAAGGTATTTAAATTTTTTGGAGTCTTAAATGGCATATCCTACCGTTGATAAGCCCTATGGTTTCTCCCCAATCAATCGTATTGGCGGAAATCCCTATGCGGGTTCTACTCGACTGATCCCAGTCGATTCCGGCGCTGTCTATGATGGCGACCTCGTTGAAATGTTGGCTTCCGGCTCATGCAAAGTGATCGCCAGCGGCACAGCTTCTGCACAATGCGTCGGCGTTTGCGTCGGCGTTCAATACACCAACTCTTCTGGTCAAACTGTTCAAGCTCAGTATGCTCCCGCATCTGGCGTGAGCAACGTTTTGGCTTACATTGTTGATGATCCTACCGCTCTGTTCAAAGTGGCTGTTGTGTCTTCTGGCACTACCATGTCTACCTTGACTCGTGCTGCCGTTGGTCAAAATGCTCCTGTAGCTTTGAACGCTGGTAACGCTAACACCGGTAACTCTACGCAAGCTATCACAACCAGCACCGATGTTACAAATACATTGCCTATTCGTATCATTGATGTTGTACCTGAGACTGCTGTTACATCAACCACATACGTTGAGCTGATCGTTAAGATCAATACTCACTCGTATAACAATACCACCGGTATCTAAGGAGTAACTTACCATGGCTATTTCACGCGCACAACTATTGAAAGAGTTGCTCCCCGGTCTAAACGCATTGTTTGGTCTTGAGTACGCTAAATACGGCGAAGAGCACAAAGAAATCTACGAAACAGAGTCATCTGAGCGTAGTTTCGAAGAAGAGACAAAGCTTTCTGGCTTCTCTGCTGCACCTGTCAAGAATGAAGGCTCTGCCATCGCTTATGACAATGCACAAGAAGCATGGACTGCACGTTACACCCACGAAACCATTGCGATGGGCTTCTCCATCACTGAGGAAGCTGTGGAAGATAACTTGTATGACAGCCTGT